TCCTCTTCACGGTCATAGACCACTCCCATACCGTCACAATATTCCTGTTTGGAATCCCCCTCAGCCTCTGACCTCAGTTCGAGATTCTCAACTGCGAACTTTCGTGATAACATTTCATTCGGCATCTTCTGCCTCCTTATCTTTATCTAATTTATTTCCTATGCCCTCAATAGCGTTTTCCAAAGTATGCATGTTTAATGGAACGAGTCTAACGTCACCATTTGGAATAGGATTCAGGTTTTCCTTAGTTCTGATTTCATTTATGCTCAAAACGCCAAGCGAGGCTGATATTTTGTAACTTTCATATCGCTCTTTAGGATCACCCCGTAACAGCCCATCCATTGAGAACTCGCAGAAGTATTGAGGGTCAACCACAGACACCAACTTGCTATTTATCTCATCCTCCCACTGATTGCAATGTGCAAGCATACAAAAATTCAAAAATCCCTGAGTAATTTCACTCACACCCGTACCCCATGAAGTTGTCTTCTCCAAATCCTGAAGCATGTGCGGGGGTACATTATATATACGGGCTACCTCTGCAACTGTGAATTTTCTTGCCTCTAAATATTGCAGGTCTGTGGCGGGCATCCCTACCTTTTCAAGCGAGACTCCCTCACCTAACAATAAGACCTTTCTCGTACCCTTCAGACCTTGAAAATTGGCATAATAATCCTCTATACTCTGTCTCGATGCTTCGTCAGGGCTACCCTTGAGACCACTTATCACAGCGGCAGGCCTCATGCCTTGTGAAAAAGAAGCCTGTCCAAACTCCCTCGCTGAAATACCCTCCCCAAGAGTGTCTCTAAAAACCTGAATTGGGGAGAGCCAGCCTCCTTCAAGGGTTGGATAAAACGGGAACATTAGGAGTTGATGAGGTTGCTTGACTGTTACTTTACCACCATCGTCCCTTACGTGATAAACTAAATCACCTTTAACCGTCTTGGCAGGAGTCACATTTTTGGGGTGAATAGGCTTCAGACCCGCAGGATAGCCATTACTGTCAAAGAGCACTTCCGAAATGCCACACCCAAAAAGTAACTCAAAAGTCATCATTAACTTTCGCCATTGGAATGCTGTCAGGGTCTCGGTTGGCTTATCATGGAGTATTTTGTACATGGGGTAGTCAGTAGCAATTTCTTTTCCCCCACCGCCTATTCTTCTATATGTATGGAGTGGAAAAACGCCCATTGCATTACTTATCACCTGAACAGCCGACCACACAGGTGTCAACGATAATGCTTTGTCTGAATTAACCGAGACTCCTGCTGAAGAGACACTTCCTCCTATCATTTCAGCCCATGACGGAAGACCGCCATCTGACCGTGCTTCAGGCTGTTGGTGAGGGACGAAGAGATCGGAGAAGAAACCCATTATTTATTTTTACCCCTCTTAAAAAGCAAAAATGGAGACGTAATTGACAGGGCGACTATGATTAACCCAAGGGTAATCATAAAGGAAGGGAATGATATTAACCACGCTCCGGCCAATATACAGGTAACTCCCATAAGCCCAAAAATAAAATCAATAGCCATTTTAATGTCTCCTGCTCAGGTGGGAACGTCCGTGTGGGGGTGGTTCTTTATTAATTCATATTATAAGAACTCCAGTAGTTTATTTCCTCAAGTTTCTTTAAATCCCCGTTTGTATCGAAATGGAGTATAATTTTCCCCTCAGCGTTGCCTTTCCTCTCAGGTCTCTCCACAATCATTTTATTCAGTAGCATTCTAAGTTGCTCTCGCTTATCAATCATAATATACCCCCTCTTTAGTATTTATGCAATACTCTTTTCTAAAATAGATACAAAAATTTATATGAAAAACAAAATTTACTAAAATTTAGTAAATTTTATGGTCTTGCAGATGTCTCTGCCATACCCCTACACGGAATGGAATCTATAATGCCATAATACCACACCACGTGTCGGTTTTGGTGTCATCAAGCATAGCCCTTGCCATCCCCGTGATAATGGCGGCTACAGGGTCTATGCGGTTTGTGCTCTTGGCCTTGTCTATCATTATATTTTCATTATGGTCTGCGCGTACTATGGCATTTGACATGCACCAATTTAACAGCGGGTCTCCATCATGGAATAACCGCTTGGCATACACAGCCTCCCTCAGTTCTTTTGTGGGGCCTGACAGGTTCTTCAACGTCTGCCCTATCTCCACAACCGTCTTCCCCGCGTCTTGAAGCATGTTAGACACCGCAGCAGCACCCCACGGGTCAAGGCAATACTCAATATCCTGCCACTTATTTTCGGCTACTGTATCAAGAATGTATTGTACGACCTGCTGATAGTTCACCACAGCCCCGTCTGTGACAGTAAGGTGTCCTGCGTCTCGCCACACATTATAAGGCATCTTATCAGTTGCCATTCGTTCTGTAAACTTCTCTGACGGTATAAAGGAATGCTGCTTGACAGCGTAACAGTGATTATTGTTCTCATCTTTCCATATAAATGTGAAAACCGTACTTGTCAAGTCAATTTTTGTTGACAAATCTATCCCAACATAGCATCTACCTTCAGCCTTTTCCTTTATTAATCTCTGTAGTTCTTCAGGTGTGACGGCACAGGCAGACCACTTTGACATATCAAGAAAGCCATGACTGCCTACATCCTGCACCCAAACATTATAATGCTTAGTTAGCAAGTTTCTCATCTTCTCCCGTGACTGTATGGCCTGTTGGGTCTTTTCGATAATATCTTTTTGTACCACAGGTAAATAGCCTGTGACGGGATTAGACTTCAGGATTGCGGTCTCTGTTCCAAGTTCGTCTATCAAGCCACCTGCGGGAATCTCTCTTCCATCAATAGTTATGGTCTCTGTAGTTTCATTTTTATCAAGTTCACAAACTATGGAAAAATATCGCTCGAACGCAGGATTGGTGTGGTTCTCAGGTTTTAACATTTTGGTTACAAGAGCATACTCAACGCGATAACACGGGTAGGACAAATTAAAACCTGCTGTGGTGATAATGTTTAGCAATGGGTTCTTTCTCGTCCCAAAACCTGAAATCATAAGGTCAACGTACTCGGAAGTCGGATGCTGATGGAACTCATCTATTACTACCGCGTTCGGATTTCCCCCGTCACCACCGGACCTGCGATCATCCTTACTCAAACGGGAAAAGACACCTCCACTTTTTATATGTGTAATAACCTTTGTTTGAAATCTATCACTGTGCTTATAGGTAAAATATTTAGATAGACCACAATTATTTATCAACCACACAGCCTCGTCAAACACCCATTGACATTGTGCTTTTTTAGTCGCAGCGATATACCCTTCAGGGCTTGGTTCCCCCATCAAACTTATCTCGTACAACGAGGCTATCGCGAGCATCTGGCTCTTCCCACTTTTGCGCGAAATTTGCTGGTAACTCTGTCTAAACCTTCTAACCTTACCCTCCTTATCCCACCACCCATAAAGATTCCCGCAATATACAAAGAGTTCATAATCGCAGAGGACTTTAGGCTGACCTGCAAGTTCACCTTTTCTATGCTTCATTTTTTCCGCAAAAGTCTTAAACCTATTGGCCTGTTCTTCATTAAATACCCATTGAAAACCATCAGTACCCTGACGGGAGATGTCAGTTAGCCATCTTTGACATGCCTGTTTGTGTTTTACACATGCCACTATTTTACCATCCACAATGGCTTGGGCATAGTTGGTGATGTCAGTTAGTAGTCCCATAATTACAGCCCCATATCATCCCACTCGGATTTTGGAGGGGTTCTCTGTTCAGGTGGCAAGCCTCGTTTGCGGACAACGGGATTAAGGAAAAGCCTGTCTTCGAGTTCCGTTATATGCCTTGAAAGCCCCAAAAGTTGACGGTGGATTTTAGCCTTGTCCGCATAGTCGATGTCGTCCATATAAAACAATTCCCACAAAGCTGCCTCAGAGGAATATAGCATACATATTCTACGGATAATTTCAGTGTCTGCCGTTGTAACGTATGTTGTACCCTTGTATAATTTAGCAAGACACTTCCATTTTTTTAATGCAATAGGGTCGTTCTTTATCTCTTCGGGCAGTGGGATTGTACCATCCCCCAACTCAATAGGGATAGTTGTGGCGGCTTCGATTTCTTTTTTACTTCGTCTGTGTTTTGCCAATTGAATCTCAACAGGAACTCTTGGTCTTCCCATATTAACCCCTCTTGTTCGACATATTAATTGCTTTCTCATCTATAAACTTTTTAGCCCCTATATCACCATTAATAGCCTTATAAATTATTCTCAGATTAATGATGTCGTCCATGCTTTTAACATCCTCTTTTTTGTAACCAAAAGAAGACAGGCCCTTCCCGTATTTTTCCCACCATGCATCAACGTTGGGGGTTATTGACATCAAAGATTTCATGGACATGATAGGGTCTCCTTGTTCACCAACTCTGCTTTTTCCCCTGTTAGTTTTTCCCACCTATCAATTATCACATCACAATACTTAGGGTCAAGTTCTATGCACCTTGCAGTTCTCCCGTTCTGCTCACAGGCTATGAGAGTGGTGCCGCTTCCTGTGAACGGGTCAAAAACTATGTCTCCGGTGTTGGTATTGTTTTGAATTAAATAGTCGAAAAGTTTTACAGGTTTCATTGTGGGATGTTCAGCACTCCTACTTGGCCTGTCAAACTCAAGAACAGTAGTCTGCTTCCTGTCCGAGTTCCACGTATGCCCTGCTCCTTCTTTCCACCCATATAAAACCGGCTCGTGTTTCCAATGGTAGTCTTGGCGACCCATGACCATCACATTCTTATTCCAAATTAAGCATTGCCTAACTTGCCACCCAACATCCTGACATGCCCCACGAAATTCATATCCTCTGCTGTCGGCATGGAAGATATAAAAACTGCCACCTGCTTTGAGTGTGAGATTAACGTTAGTAAAACAATCCGTGAGGAACTTCCTTAATTCACCCTCTGCCATGCTGTCGTTTTCGATTGTAAGAGCATCTTTTGTCTTGCCCGTGTAACGTACACCATAAGGTGGGTCTGTAATCAACAAGTCAACTTGTTGTCCATCCATCAGGGTCTGCGTATCCTGCCAACTTGTACTATCTCCGCATATCAGCCGGTGTCTTCCAAGTTGCCATACATCACCTGTCTTTGTTTTTGGCTCTTCAGGTAGTTCAACGTCAAAATCATCTTCAACTGCCTCAGCGAGGGACGTTCCGAACTTGGGGTCATCGAATCCAAAATCGGCCATCGGGAAGTCATCAAGTTCCTCTAACTCCTCTTTTAACATGTTGAAGTCAAAGCCGGTCTCCAAATTAATCTGATTATGTGCAAGGCGATATGCCTTAGCCTCATCCTCGGTTAAGTGGTCAAGGCGTATGCACTCAATCTCGGTTCTGCCCATCTCTTTGAGGACTTGATACCGACCGTGCCCTTCCACGATGATGTTCTGGTCGCCCCATACTCCAATGGGGTCAACCGCCCCGAACCGCTCAATGCTTGCCTTGAGATGCTCAATCTGTGCCTCGCTGTGCTGCTTGGCATTTTTTCCATACATTTTAATCTGATCGGTGGGGATTTTAACTATTTCCATGAAGACTCCTCAAAATATGTAAAATATAAATTTAGCTTTTCGGACTTGTTTTTGTGAAAAAGGGGGGGCTTAAGGTCTTTTAAGTAATTTTTAAGAACTTTTAAGGCCCCCTACCCCTGTCTCACGTCCTTGAAGGTGAACTCGCCTGTAGCCTCCTCCAAAAAGACCCTTCTAATTTTAACTTCCCACTCGCGGAGGCTGTCAGTCTTGAACCCTACAATCCAAAGCCCGTTCCCACACTGTAACCATCTTCTTGCTTTGGATGGTCGGGGGTTAGTAGCCAACTCACCTGTCTTGCTGTCCTTAAACTCGGCATCGGTTATTTTATGCCATCGGCTGCTTATCGAACTTATACTTGTGCATTGTATGCCGAGGGTGCGGGGTTCTTCACAGGGGTTCAGGGCTATAGCGTCCAAGTAGCCGTCAAAGTCTTGTTTGACACCTGCAAAACCATTCCATGCCTCAACCATAGTTGTGGAATAGCCGAGGCTCTCCAAGAACCTTTTTAACTTACAATTATAGTTGGCTTTTTTCTTCATAGGATATTATATATTCAGGATTAAATTTTTATTGGCCTCAACCCTCCTCAACGTCAGGGGTTCATTGAGGAGGGACGGACAGGAGGGGATGCTATATTATATTGTATATACTATAATATATAAGATAAGGTGGCCTTCGTCCAAAGTCAATAGCTGAGACTTAAAAATTTGATAAAAAGTGATATTTTTACTTACAATGGTTTAGTAGACGGGAAAAATATTAAAAAATATTAAAAAAGTATGAAAAAAGACT